TGCAAAGTCACTACAGTCTGCCAACCTCCGTATGGACGTTGAGATCAACCATCCAGACTACGGGTGGATACCTTACACTGTAGACCCTTCAGACACTGATACCACAGTTGACAACGCTGCTATCCTAGCTTTGGTTGGCTCTAGCTTCACACCGTATGTGGCCCCTACCCAAGCCGAACTAGACGCAACAGCGGCAACGGCAATAAGAAACGAAAGAGACTCTAAATTACTCTCTGAAGTTGATCCCGTTGTGAGTAACCCACTTCGCTGGGCCTCTATGTCTGCAGAAACACAGGCATCTTGGGCTACGTATCGTCAGGCTCTGTTAGATATACCACAACAAGCTGGCTTCCCACGTACTGTATCTTGGCCTGTCGCACCTTCAGCATAAGGCAATTTATAATGACATCTATACCCTTGACACCAGACGAGCTAGAAGCTATGCTAGACAGGGCTGCAAGACGTGGGGCTAAGCAGGCTCTGTCAGCTATAGGTTTGCACGATGACAGTGCAGCCAAAGACATCAACGAAATGCGAGACCTATTAGAAGTATGGCGTGATACACGTAAAGGTATCTGGACTACATTTGTAAAGGTAACAACAATCGCAATTATAACATTCATAGCTGGTGCAGTATGGATGCAGTTAGGGAATAAGTAATTATGGCTAAGAAGTTTGCAGGGTTTAAACAGGAAGCAATGGAGAAGAAGATTCTCCCTGCTCTAGGCTATACTGGACCTATGGATCAGAAGTCAGTTAACGCATTTCTTGCATCAAACCCTGGTGCTGCTGCTAAGATGGGGCGCTATACTCTTGCTGCACGTCAACGCATTGAGGGCGTTAAGGGTATGGCTTATGGTGGCATGGCTACTAAGAAAGGCTACGCAGAGGGTGGCATTACTGAGCGCCCTGAACCCCTAACAGCATATGACACTTCTACAGCAGATGTAATTGCTAAGCGTAACACTCTTAGTACAGCACAGCAAGCAGCAGCACGGAACCCTGAAGATGAAGCTCTTAAGAAGTCTATGGAAGCTGCACAAATAGAGCTTACACGCTCACAAGCTGCAGAAACACAGGCTCGTGCTAACCTAGCTGAACTCACTAGGGGTGATACTAAAACTGCAGAAGCTTTGCTAGATCCTGGTGCTATGGTTAAGACTGCAGATGTTGAGACCGTTACAGCTGCAGAGAAAGCAGCAGGTACTATTGCTACTGATGCTGGTGACGCTGGTACCGCCACTACAACTACAGGTACTACAGCTACAGCAGCGGATGCAGTAACTGGCCCAGCAGACATGACAGCTGCTACCTTTGATGCTACTGATGTGTCAGATGATGTTAAGTCTACCTTAGATAAGATCAGCGCAGCTACAGGTAAGCCTAGCGATGAAGCGTTAGCAGATGCTGCTACTATGAAGCCTGGTGAACTTGCAGCACTAGGTCTTACAGTAGAACAGATTGCAGAGGCTCGTAAAGTTGTAGCACCTGCACCCCGTAAAGTAGAAGCTGGAGAGATGATCGAAGGCGCTACTGTTGACATGGAGCGTGTCAAGAAAGAGACTAACTTTGAAGCTGCTACAGGCGCTCCTTCTACAGACGCTACTGTACAAGGCCAGCTTACAGGTTTGATGATGCAGTTTGAGGGTAGTGAACCTCCTGCATGGGCTGCTGGTGCTATGAGGGCTGCAGCTGCACAGATGGCTGCACGTGGGTTGTCTGCTTCTTCTATGGCTGGTCAGGCTGCTATCCAAGCTGCTATGGAATCAGCAATGCCTATCGCTGTACAGGATGCACAGACATCTGCTACATTTGAGTTAGAGAACCTTAGCAATAAGCAACAGGCTGCTATGTTTGCTGCTGAGAAACGTGCTGAGTTTCTTAACCTAGAGTTCACGCAGGAGTTCCAAACTCGTGTTAGTAACGCTGCGAAGATCAGTGATATTGCTAACATGAACTTCACTGCTGATGTACAGATTGCACTTGAGAATGCTCAGATGGCGCAGACTGTAGACATCACGAACCTTAACGCTAAGAATGCTAAGATTATGGCTGATGCAGCCGCTATGTCACAGATGGATATGGCTAATCTTAACAATCGCCAGCAGGCAGCTGTACAGGCAGCTAACGCATTCCTCAATATGGACATGCAGAACCTCGACAATGAGCAACAGACATCTGTAATGAAAGCTCAAGAGATGGTTAATGCCATGCTGTCTGACCAAGCTGCAGAGAACGCCGCTAAACAGTTTAACGCTACAAGTGAGAACCAGACAAACCAGTTCTTTGAGACACTATCTGCACAGATCTCTCGATTCAATGCAGAGCAGAGTAATGCTATGTCAAGGTTCAACACAGGCGAAACTAACGCACTGTCTCAGTTTAATGCTTTACAGAAGAATGCACGTGAACAGTTTAATGCACAGAACCATCTTGTAATTGCACAGGCTAACGCACAGTGGTTTCAGAACATCACAACTACAGACAATGCTGCACAGAACCAAGCAAACCGTGACTCCGTACTAGCTGCTAACAATCTAACAATGACAGCATACAACAACATCGTACAACGAGAACGAGACTTGCTTGCATGGGCATGGCAGTCAGCAGAGAATCAGGCCGACAGAGATGGTAGCGTCACTATTGCTAAAATTAATGCAGAAGCAGCTGATAGTGATGATACTGACAGTTTTAGTGTTGCATCCGGTAAGTTCCTTACAAGACTCGCTGTTAACGCAGCCGATAAGTTCTTCAATAAGAAATAGGTTTCTAATTATGGCATCATATAACACATCAGGCGTTACCTCCTATACAGACACTTCCAGTATAGCAGGTATTTCAGCTGCATCAGGTCAGAACTATGGTAGCAGTAGCTCTGGTTTAATGTCCTCATCTTCTAGTAAAGGGCGCAACAGAGATGCGGATATGTATGCTGGTTCAAAGTATGCCCCTACAAGTAACGCAGGTACAGCTAAGGCGAAGCAGAGTTTCGCTGCTATTGCCACAGCCTCAGATGATGATAACAACTACACACCTTCTGCCCTAGCGCCCAAGTTTGAAGCTGCAGGGGCTACGCTCCCAACTGCCAAAGACCCACGGGATCGCTTTAGAAATACCGTGGCATCGTCCTTGTATGACAGTGACATATTCAAGCCTTACGTGCCAGACCCTACAGAAGAGATTGAAAGCTACTTAGCTAATACTGCTGTTGAAGATGCACTAAAAGAGGCACTAGGTATAGATGATACTGAACGTCAAATATATCAAGGCATACCAACTCAAGAAGAACCAGAGCCAAACATTGATATGTCTGTACTTCAGGGTGCTCTACAGCCTGAGCCTATCACTGTAGAGGAACTGCCTGAGCCTATCACTGTAGAGGAACTACCTGATGGGAGGAGGGGTGGCTTGATGGGTCCTCCTACACTGGGTTCTATTGCACCTGGTGCAGGGGCTATGAACTTTTCAGACCGCTCAGCACTAACAAACATGAATAACCTCCAGCTTGTAGATATAGAAGATGAACAGCCTGAAGGGTTGATGAGTCCTAGGTTTGACACTAAAGGTGGTGAGGTTGCAGGTGCAACAACTAAAGCGTATAACTTCCTGATTAAGGCAGGGCTTAACCCACCAGAGAACCAGCTTCTATCTGAGAAATTAACAGTAACAGGTGATCAGTTTACAAACAGAGAAGACGCTTTAGAGTTCATTAACGACTCACTAGACTTTGAGCCTACAAGAAAAGCTGCTTTCAGCGCTACAGTAGATGCAGAGTCTAGTAGTGGGCTACTAGAAGGTACTAACTACAGTAAACAGGGTGCTATTGCAACGCTTGGCGGAGGTGATGCTAACAGAATCGCACGTATTGAGGCTCTTTACGGAAGAAACAATAGGCTTTCTCCTGAAGACCAAGAAACTCTGTTCAACATTGCATATGGTGGTCGTATGGGTAATGCGCCAGATGAGGGACATAAGTACAGAGGTAGAGGGCTAATCCAAATCACAGGCAAAGACAACTATCGTAAGTATGGAGAGGCCATTGGTATTGGCGATGCTCTGGTAAATAACCCTGATATACTGTTAAACAACCCGTCTGTCATGTTAGCTATAACAGAGGCTTATCTACAGGATAGATTACCTGAAAGGGCGGATGGCCTAAGTGCCAATGATCTGAAGGACGCTATCGGACACTCAGGTGCTGTTCCTAGAGGTGTTACGTGGAACGGTACGGGTAGTGCCTACAAGGGTAATCAGCGATGGATGGATGTAATAGCTCGTTTGGAAGAGGCAGGTAAACAAGAGGAAGCTGACGAAGCAAGGTTAAATAACGAGTTTACTGCACAGCAGAGGGCAGGTGCTTTCATTGACGGTGACATTGGGCCAGGCAGTATCAGATCTATGCGTGAGTTCCTCATAGCAAATGGTGTGACTATACCTGAAGATGCGAGTGCTAGAGAATTAGTTCGCCTCGTTAACGGGGTATAATAGTGTTTGGCCTACCCCTAGAACTTATAACCATGTTATTCTCCACTGTGCTAGGTGGGGTCATGTCTATATGGGGTCAGTCTAACAAGAACAAAGCAGAGCAGCAGAAGCTACTCATAGCAGGACAGCAGCAAGCCAGAGAGCAGGGCAAGACTGACACACACTTTGCATGGACACGTAGGATCATAGCTTTATCTGCTGTAGGGTCAATTATTGTCTTGCCAAAGGTAGCAGCTTTGTTGTATCCTGAGGTCAACGTTATCGTAGGCTACACTGAAATGCAAGGTGGCTTCCTTAACTGGTTGTTTGGTACTACAGAAGCTATTGAGTGGAAGTATGCACAAGGCTTTGTTATCACACCCCTAGACACACACATCGTATCCGCTATCGTAGGTCTCTACTTTGGCGCAGGCTTCACTAAGTAAGGTATAGTTATGACTCCATTTGATGCCCCTATTCCAGGTCAGTCCTTAGTGACTGAGCCACGTAACAACCCATGGGAACAACCCGCAGAGATGTCCAGTATGGAAGACATCACCAAGTATTACATTGATCGTCTTGCAGATGAGGATGTCATTGATGACTTTGGTGCTATGTGTCAGGCGGGTGTACCACTAGCTCCTCTCGTAGAGAGCCTGTACATGCAGGGTGTCATGCGTGGTCTACACACAGTAGATGCTGGTATGCTGGTAGCTCCTATCATTCACACGTTCCTAAAGCAAGCCATCACTTCGATGGGTATTGACGTTAAGGACGAGGGTGGTAATCCACAGAAACGTGCAGAACAGAAAGAGATGGATCGCTTTATGCTACTTGCCTCTAAGTATCTGGATGAAGAGGGTGATGACTCCGCAGATCCTGGCAAGTCTATGATTAGTGAGCTTGTAAATGAAGAGCCAACTATGGAAGAGGCTCCTATGGAAGAAGAAGTAACACAAGAAGAGCCTATGGGCTTAATGGCAAGGGGCTAAGATATGGCATTTAACTGGAGAGACTTCGCTACAGGCGCACTAGAACAAGCATCTGAAGAGATAGATGTACGCAGCGCAGAAGCTAAAGCGTATAAGCAACGTCAGCTAGATGCAGCAGATCGTAATGCGTCCCTTATTCAGACACGGAAAGCTAGAGCACAACAGGCTGCAGCATACGGTAAGCAAGCTATGCAGATCATGAAGGATGTACCTAACGCTAGGAACATTGTTATGACTGCTATGGCATCTGGTATGGGTTCCGTACAGGAGTTGTATGAGAAGCTTAATAAGGCTGCACAGATGCCAGGCCAGAACGGTAAGCTGGGCGTTGATGACGTTGAGGCTATTATTAGTATGCCAAGCATCCCTGGCGTAGATGAAAACTCTGTAGGCATGTCCCTCCAAGAGTTTGCTGAGCGTACCTACGGTGCTAAGCTTACTAAACCTGCACCTAAGACAGAGGAAGCAGGACTTGTAGCATCACTGTTTGGCTTTGATGATATGAACCAAGCTAAGCGTGAGCTTGAAGCAGAAGACTACGGATCAGGTATGACTGTCGCTGAGATAAATGCTCTTGCTAAGCGTAGTGAATATGAGTCACTTATTCCAGGTGCTACCATGACCTTCCGTGACTTGGATTCGTTTGGCTTTGAGCAGAAGCGAGACTTTACTACATCTATTGTTGAAGCACAAGACGCAGCTTTAAAAGCTAATGAAAGTGTTATTGAAGCCTTAAAACCAGAAGAGCGTATCGCCTATCGCCAACAAGTTAGGCGCGATGCAGCAGAGCGTGAGATCCGCTTACAGGTAGAGCGCTATAAGAATAGTGGTATCCTTGAAGATAAGTACGCACTAGATCAAATCGAAGACACTATGGGTGCTGACTTCTTAGATAAG